AGATAGATTAGGGAAATACCTGGTGGAGCACATGCTTTAACAGCAAGTGAAGTCGCTAATATGACAGATACTAATGCTATTTATGTATATACTGGACATGAAGCTGGTTATACGTTTGGAAATTGGTATTATTATAATAACAGTGCTTGGACATCAGGTGGAGTATATAATTCACAGGCTTATGAAACAGATAAAACATTAACTGTTTAGGATAAAGCTGCGGATTCTCGAGTTACTGGTGAAGCAATTGAAAGTTTGAATAGTGATATTGCTAGTATTGAAAGTGAATTAGTTAACTATATAGACGCTAAAGCTGTTAATGGTTTTGTATACGAAGGTAATATATTATATCTTGCCTCTGACGGTGAAATTGTTGGAGATGGTATTGAAATCATTAGTGGTGGAGGCGGCGGTGGCGGTGGAGGCGGCGAAGTAGTTGATGCTAAACTTACCGTTACTAATACCACTGGATGGTTATCAAAAACTATTGCCGAAGGTGCTGACTGTGCCGTTACACTACAATGGAGTTCTATTGAAGATGGAATGGCAACTGGCGATGGTAGCGGAACCATTATTGTAAATAATATCACACGAAGTACAAAACAAATACATCAAGGCGAAATTCTTTTTAACATTGCCCCGTACCTTAGTGCAGGACAAAATAAAGTAAAAATCCGTATTGCTGATGTATATGATCAAAGTCGTACTATTACATTCACAATTACATGTATTTCGTTGTCTATATCTTCTTCTTTTGATACTTCTACTCCTTATACTGGAGCAATTACATTTTCATATATTCCTATTGGTGCAGTAGAAAAAACAGTAAAATTTTATGTAGATAATACTTTAATAGGAACGCAAGTTACAACAGTATCTAATCAACAAAGATCATTTTCTATTCCTGCACAAAGTCATGGAGCACATTCATTAAGAGTATATTTTGAAGCGACTATTAATGAAGAAACTGTTAGTTCTAATGTGTTATATTATGAATTTATATCAATTGTTGAGGGGACAAATACTGTTATTATTACGAGTCCTTTTAATTCTACAACTGAAGCGCAATATACTTCTATTGTTATTCCATTCCAAGTTTATAATCCATTAGCACTGACATCTGATATTGGAATTTATGTAAATGAAGAATTGGTTTCTTCTCAGACAGTAGATAGAACTGAACATAGCTATACATATAGAGCAAATACAGTAGGTGCTTTAAAAATTGAAATTAAATGTGGAACTGTTACTAAAACTTTTAATATTACCATTACACAATCAGATATTGATGTTGACCCTGTAACAGAAGATCTTGTTTTATATCTATCATCTCAAGGTAGAAGCAATAGAGAAGAACATCCTGAAGTTTGGGAATATGGAAATATTAGTGCCACTCTTAGTAATTTTAATTTTGCATCTGATGGTTGGCAACAAGATGAAGATGGAATTACAGTTATGAGAGTTACTGGTGATGCAAGAATTGATATTCCTTATCAACCTTTTGCTACAGATTTTAGAGGTACTGGTAAAACTATTGAATTAGAATTTGCTACAAGAAATGTATTAAATTATGATTCGGTAGTTATGTCATGTATGTCTGAAGGTAGAGGATTTAATATTACTGCTCAAAAAGCATTATTAAGTTCTGAACAGTCTGAAATTAGTACGCAATATAAAGAAGATGAGCATGTTAGAATTGCATTTGTAGCAGAAAAACGTGCAGAAAATAGATTATTATATATTTTTATCAACGGTATTGCTTCTGGAGTAGTTCAATATCCTAATAATGATGACTTCTCTCAGGTTACACCAGTAGATATAACTATTGGTTCTAATGATTGTACTATTGATATTTATTGTATTCGTATATACGATAACAACTTAACAAGATATCAAATTGTTAATAACTGGATTGCGGATACTCAAAATGGTGGAATAATGATAGATAGATATGAACATAATAATGTTTATGATGAATATGGAAATATTGTTATTTCTGCTTTACCAAATGATTTACCATATCTTGTTATTGAATGTGCAGAACTTCCTCAATATAAGGGAGATAAGAAAATATGCGCAGGTAGATATGTTGATCCTGTTAATCCCGCAAAAAGTTTTACTTATACTAATGCTCAGTTTGATGTACAAGGTACATCTTCTCAGTATTATGCAAGAAAGAATTATAAAGCTAAATTTAATGATGGTTTTGTAACTAGTACGGGAACAGTTAGTAAATATGCGATGAATGATGATGCAATTCCTGTCAAAACTTTCTGTTTTAAGGCGGACGTTGCTTCTTCTGAAGGCGCAAACAACGTTGAATTAGCTCGTTTATATAACGATGCTTGTCCGTATCAGACTCCCGCACAACAAGATAATTCAAAAGTACGTCAAGGTATTGATGGATTCCCTATTGTAGTTTTTTGGTATGATACTGTAAATGGTACAACAAGTTTTCTTGGAAAATATAATTTTAATAATGATAAATCTACAGAAGATGTATTTGGATTTGATGAACTTGATGAGTCTTGGGAAATTCTTAATAATACATCTCAACGTGTTATCTTTAAAAGTGCTGATTTTTCTGGAGACGGATGGCTTAACGACTTTGAAGCAAGATATCCTGATGAAGATCCTGCTTATGAAGATTGTTCACAGCTTGCTGAATTTGCAGCATGGGCAGTTAGTACCGATACGACTGCGGCGACAGGTAGCGCGCTTCCCGCATCAGTGACATATGATGGGGTTACATATACTAGTGATACAGCAGCTTATAGGCTAGCAAAATTTAAAAATGAAGCTGGAGATTATATGGAACTTAATTCAGCACTTTTTTATTATTTATTTACAGAGTTGTTCTTAATGGTTGACTCTCGTGCGAAGAACGCATTTCCATCATTTATGGGGGAGGTAATAGGACAATGAGTTTAAAAAAGAAAATTGTATGGTTACCATATGACTTTGATACTGCTATTGGTATTAATAACGAAGGTGGTCTTGTATTCTCATATAATTTAGAAGATACAGACCATCAGGCGGGCGGTGCTGACATATATAATGGTCAACAAAGTGTCATATGGAATAACCTTAGAGATGCTTTTGGTCCTGAACTAAAAGCTATGTATAAAACTCTTCGTTCATCTGGTGCTTTATCTTATGATAAGGTTGAAAAGATGTTTGAAGACCATCAAGAAAAATGGTGTGAAGCAATCTTTAATGAAGATGCTTGGTTTAAATATATATAGCCATTGATTGAAGATGGCGATGGAGCATATTTAGCTATGCTTCAAGGCTCAAAGGCCGAACAAAGAAAATGGTGGTTATATAACCGCTTTAGATATATAGATAGTAAATATATTGCAGGAGATTCTTTAACAGACACAATTACGCTTAGACCTTATGCGGCTTCTAATATTTCAATAACTCCTTATGCAGATATATATGCAACAATTGCATGGGATGCAAATATTACTCAAGAAAGATGTGCTAGAAATACTACGGCTACATTAATATGTCCTTATGATACAATGAATGATAACGTAGTAACTATTTATTCTGCATCACAACTTGCAAGTGTTGGTGATTTATCACCATTAAAAGTTGGTTATGCTAATTTTGCATCCGCTACTAAATTACAATCTATTAAAGTAGGAGATTCATCTGCAAGTTATGATAATCAAAATTTCTCTGCTCTTGAACTTGGAAATAATGTATTATTAAAAACATTAGATGTTCGTAATTGTTCAGGATTAGGTAATACAACAATACCAAATCATACTCAAACGTCTGTTGATGTTTCTCACTGCCCTATCATTGAAAATATTTATTTTTAGGGAACAAATATTAAAGGTATTGAACTTCCTAATGGTGGTGTAATTAAAGTACTTCACTTACCATCAACTATTACAAACCTTACCATTCTTAATCAAAAAAGTATTACTGATTTCACTATTGGAAGTTATAATAATATTTCTACATTAAGATTAGAAAATACTCCTACTTTAAATACTAAAAGTATTTTAAATAGTATTCCTACAGGAACTCGTGTAAGATTAGTAGGATTTACATGGGAATGTGAAAATGCAACTGAAATTGCAACAATTCTTGATAGATTAGATTTAATGAGAGGTTTAGATGAAAGTGGTGGTAACGTTGAAACAGCACAGGTTAGTGGAACTATTCATACAGATACTTTAACAGGTGATCAAATTGATTCATTTAATGCCAGATATCCTTACTTAACTATTACTGCTGATAATTTAGAAACTACACTTACATTTAAAACTTGGGATGGTAGTTCTATTGTTAAGTCGGTTACTTGCAGAAACGGTGTGATGCAGTCTACGGCTCCCGCTGTTCCATCAAGAACACAAACCGCTCAATATACATTTACTGGTGTAGGTTGGAATTTAGAGCAAGATGCGTCTGTTAATGATGCGAATGTACTCGTTAATGTTCTTACTAATAGAACTGTATATGCAGCTTATAGTAGAACCATTAGAACTTATACAGTTACATGGAAGAATGCAGATAATACTATTCTTGAAACTGATACAAATATACCTTATGGTAGTACACCTACATATAATGGAACTACTCCTACATATGATGGACAAACAAGTAATGGTTGGTAGCCTG